CAAGGGTGAATTTCAGATGACGCTTGCCCCCGACATAGCCGATTTTGTAGACCGCAGCGGCAACGGCTCCGGCAGCGAGGGTAAGGATAATACCCGTGCCTGTGGAGGGGCTTGCGCCCTGCACATCGACAGCCTCAACCTCATCGTAGCTACCCGCTGTGCCGGGCGTAGTCGAGTCGTCAGCATGTTCCAATTTCAGAGTGATGGTGCCGGTATCCCCGGCGCTCTTCGCCCCGCAGGAAACCTCGATTACCGCCGAGTTAAACCCTGCAAGGTCTTTCTCGACGGCAGCCGGAACGGTTGAATCAAGTACATTCACCGGCGCGACTACCTGATCAAATTCTATATGGGTGTAAAGATCCTTCATTTGTGTGCCTCCTTATGCAGACACTTTCAGTGCCTTGATTGCCTCGTACATGACGATCCCGCCGCCGACCCGCTTGGTGGTGTAGAACAGCACATAGGGCTTGGTGGTGTAGGGATCGCGGAGAACCCTGACACCCTGCCTGTCGATGATGAGGTATGCCCGCTTGAAGTTGGCGAAGAAGATGGGATACTTGCCGTTGCCGATGTCGTCCACATTGTCATCGATCTCAACGGGCTTGCCCAGGAGGGTATCGGGAGCGCCGTCCTTGAGACCGGGAACCCAGATGTAATTCCCGTCGCCATCCTTCATCTTGCGGATGGTGGCAAGAGTGGCATCGTTCATGAGCCATGCCGCGCCGTTGCGATAGACCGGCTTGAGGGAGTGCTGAAGATCGATCAGCTTGTCCAGGTCATTGACGAGGGACGCATTGCCGCTGGTGATGAAGCCGACCTTGCCCCAGGCATAAGAGGCGTTGGGTGTCATCGCGTAAGCCGCGATACCCTTGGGCTGCTCCACACCGTTGCCGTTGATGAATGCTTCGCTCTCCTGCTCGGAAAACTCGATGGAGACCTCATCAGCCAGCCATCCGGCTATGTCCACCCTGGAATCGTCCAAAAGCGTCTGGGTGGCTGCGGGCATCGCGTAGATCTCCTTGGTGTTGATAGCGATCTCTGTGAGGGTGGGAGTGTTGGTCTCGGCCCTTGCGCCCTTCTCGCCGACCCACCCGGAAGAAGCGCCGCCCTGGTTGACGAGCTTCTTGAAAGTGTCGGTGCCGATGGTCCGCACGGTTGCCAGTCTCCGCATTGCGGAAACAGACAGGGCCACGCGGTCAATGGCCTGCTCGTAATCCTCCGGCACAAGAAAACCGCCGTCCGGGTCGGAGAGAGTAGAGAGACCGGCCTGAATCTCCAGATCGCGGAGCCCGCCCTCTGCGCCTTTGCGGAAGAACTTGGCGAATGCGTCCTTGTGCTGCGCCTTCACCCTGTCCAACTCGTTCTTGCCGCCACCGGGGAACTGGCCCTGCGCGACTGCGGTTTCGAGGGTGTCAAGCTGCTTCTTCAGTGCCGATATCTGCGCGATGTCCGCATTGATCTTGTCCACCTTCTCGGTCAGGAGAGGGTCAGCCGCGCCCTTTTTCTCAATCTCCTTCAGGCGGGCATCGTTCTCGGCCTTGAATGCGTCAAAGGCTTTCCCGAGGGCCTGGATTGTTTCCTTAAGCTCTAAGCTCATTACTTTCCTCCATTGTGAATTTTTCGGATCAGGCTTTCGGCCTCAGCCTTCAACTCGGCATCACGCAGAGGTTTGAAGCGTTCGGCCACTATTGCTTTTGCAAAGGATCGAGAAGCGCCAGCATCACGCAGGGCTCGTTCGATTTCTCTTTCGGTCAAATCCCGCCCCTCTATGCTGCAAATGCCATCAGGGGCGTTGGCGTACATGGTCAGATCGAATTGGGCTTTTGCTGCCTTGCCGGTCTCAAGAATGGTGTCGATGAAGCCTTTTTCCTTGGCTTCCTTGGCGGTGTACCAGGTCTCGGCCTTCATAATTTCTTTCATCTCGCGCTTGCCAATCTTGGAGCGGCCGGCGTAAACGTCGAGCATGTTGCCGCTGATCTTTTCCAGGAGGTCGGCCATCTCGCGGAGTTCGTACTGATTGCCGGCCGTGTAGATCCACGGGTCGTGGATCATCATCATGGTGTTGGAGTATGCCTGGATTTCCTTGCCAGCCATCGCCAGCACGGAGCCCATTGACGCGGCCAGGGCTTCGATGCGGATGGTGACCTTGCCCTTGTGGTTCGCCAGGGCATTGAAGATCGCCATTCCGTCGAAGACATCGCCGCCGGGGGTGTTGAGACGCACGAGGATATCCTTATCCCCGAGGCTGTTGACATAGCGGACGAGATCCCCGGCGTCGTTGTAGGGCCAGCCGATCACGTCATAAACCAGTATCTCGGCCTGGTCGTTTGCACTTGCCTCGATCTTGTACCATTCAGGTCGGTCAAGGGGCTTTCCCCAGAACCGAGATACTGCTTCAGCATTTTTATGATTGCGGTAACTGAGGTTCATTCTTCGTCTCCCTTTTTGGCGGGCGGCTCTGTCTGCTTCACGGTGCTGGTCCTGGTTCGGTACTCGTCGCCGCCATCATATGGGTTCATATCGAGGAGTTCCCGGGCCTCGTTCGGGCTGAGGATTTCCGTGTTCACACCGATCTGGAATCCAGACATCTGGTCCTTGAACGATCCGCGAAGAAGCCCGCGCATCTCGAATTTGGCATAGTAGGTCTTCCGCTCTTCCTCGGTGAGCAGGTCGCGCCTGATCGCGCTCTCGTAAGACGCAACATCAAGCGAAAACATCTGATAAAAAAGCATGAATTGTTCGGAGCTTGCGTAGGTGGGCGATTTGTCGCCGCCGTTGACGAGCATGAGGGGAACACGGAACATTCCGCATATCTGAGCCTCGTTGAGCTTCATTTGCTCAAGAAACTGAGCGTCCACGAGCTTGATCTGAGGAAAATCAATTGTCATGCCCTCGTCGATGAGCATGAATTCGTGGTCAGACCCCAAGCCCTCGTATTTCGTCTTGAGGTCTTCGCGGAGCTTGGCGTGCTGCGGGGAGTTGAGGGACAGGGGGTGTTTGATAACCGCGCTCGGATGCATCCCTTTTGAAAACCACTTGGCAAGGTGCTTCTCGCTTGCTATGCCCTTGCCGATTGCCTCCCGCGCGTACTCAATGGGATTCATGCCGGTGAAGCCGTCCAGGGTGAGGCCGCGCAGATGGAATACCTGTGTCTCGTTCAGGTGCCGTATGTCGCCGTTGGGGAATTGCAGCTCGTAGTCCAGGCTGTAGTCCTCATTCTGCTTGATTGATCGGAGCATGCTTGCCGGGATGGGGATGAGTGACTTAATCGGGCCGTCACCTATCCTCGCTTTGTACGCGCAGAAATTACCGCGCAGGGAGACATACGCCTCTGCCATTCCCCAGAAATCCGGCGCGGTCATCCATGAATTGGGCTGATGGAGAAGCAAGTCATAGAGATAGAAATCACTAGCCTTCTCCCGCATCCGTCCGACTGTCCGCATGACGTGACAAGGTACTCTCTGGAGGGTGGATGCTCGCATGCGGACGCAGTTCTGAACCGTGATGAGCCGCATGGCCGTATCGCTGTTCACGCTCACACCGGAATCGGTGATGCCGCCGCCCATAACGGAAAAGATCATCTTTTCGAGTTCGTGCGGACTCATGCCCTTTGGTCTGGGAAGGCGGGAGACGAGGCCCATTATTTGCCCCTCATGAGATAGCCGATAATCATCAGAAATACGCCGCCCGTGCAGTATGAGAGCCGTGGATCGTATCCGTACAGGCCATAACAGAGCAGGCTGAGCCCTCCGATCATCAGGAAATCCCTGATATCAAGGGCATCCGCGAGAACCTTGAGGCGGGAAAGGAGGTAGGGCGCAAAACGTTCGGTGATCTTGAGGTAAAACGAAAACCTTGAGGTGGGGATTCTCGCCATTTGGCGAGATTGTGAATCAGATTATTATTTTATTCAATTTTGATATTCGCTATATTCGCTTATTTCATAGTATATTTGCATGCAATAAAAAAGCCCGGCTGGATACCGGGCTGATGAGGCTTCGATGGGTGGTTTATTTTTGTTCGATCAACTTCTTTTCATCGAGATTGATTACTGATAGTTTTCGCTTGTTCATGGCTGACTTGATAAATGCCGCCCTCATAATCTTCTTTTGCCGCTCCCCTTCCTCGTCCATGCTGAGAAGGGCGTGGTTGACGTTCATAAGTGCGGCTTGAGCCCTGTTCAGTTCGCGCCTCACCTTTGTCATTCGCTTATCGAAAGCCCTGGTCACCTGGTCTTTCGGGGATAATACCTCAAAGCCAGGTTGCTCTTTCGATCTTACGAGGCAGATATTATACTCATTGAGCAGGCTTTCTATGGCCCTGTACCTCTGCAATCTCTCCATTTCGATTGCCTTATACTGCTCGTAGGTCATCGCCCCCGAGGGCTTCTCGATTGACATATACTCGTCAATCTCTTCGTCGGTTATAATAATACCGTAACCCTCCTTCTGGAATCTCTTCACGATCTGATCTATCGCCTCTTTGTAGCTTGGATGCTTCCTTACACTCTGATTCATTTCATCCTCCGTGTTTTAGTGTTTATCCTCGCCTCGCCCTGCCTCGCCCGGCCGCGCCTGGCCGTGCCAAGCCATGCCTAGCCATGCCCGGCCTCACAAAGCCTTGCTATATCTTCTCCACAGCAAACCTTCCGAGCCGTGGTCTTTTCTCGCAAAGGCCGACGAATCGCCCCGCATCCTCAATGATCGCCGTCATGGTGCGCTCGTCAAATACCTGTTCGTCTATCAGGATGGTAACGAGCAATGACCATTCGTGGAATATCGGCCTGGTTCGTAACACCTGGTTATTTGACACCTTCACCATACCCTGATGCTTGTAGATG